AAATATTATGAATTTAGAAAAACATTGGGTTTTGAAAATATTACAAAAATAATTACAATGAAATTGGAAGATTTTAATTTTTATATATATAGAAATCATATAGAAAATTTTAAAAATATAACATCTACTCCAGAATATTATATTCTTTTATTTTGTCAATTTGAAATGGTTTTAAAATGTATTCAAGATAACATATTTAATACTAGCCATTTTTGTTGGTTAAATATAAGTTTATTGACAGAAACATTCAATAATTCTACTAATTATTTACAACCAAATATTTATGATAAATTGAATGAAATAGCACAAAATCCTAGAGATAAATTTGCTATTCAAATAATAAATTCTTGGAATAAAAATAATTATGAAAATCTTTCAGATTTTTTTAATAAATCTCAATGGTTAGTTTCATCTTTTTTTTATACAATTGATTTAAATACTGGATTATTTATTCTTCCTAAACTCATACAAAAAACAATTGAATTATTAAATATGAATTATTGTCAACACAATGAAACTATTTTTGCTTTTATTATAGATGATTATGAAGATTATTTTAATTTATATATTGGAGACTATCAAGATTCTATTCATAATTATTATATAATTGATAAAAATAATTTATATGTAGAGGATATTATTAATTTAAATATAGAAAAAGGCAATCATAAACGAGTCTATAATATATTAACAGAATATAAAAAATTTTATATATCAAAACATATTGATTTTCCATATCAAAAAATATTAACAAATTTACAAAATAATTATATCAAAAATTTTGTATAATAAGTATCAACTAAAATTTACCAAAATTAATATTCACTTTATTTATTAAATAATACAAAAAACCAAATAAAACACTTGTAAATACAAAACCATTTAAATTTAAATTTCCATCTTTTGAAAAAAGTATTGGTAAATAAGAAAACAAATATCTTTTTAATATTGGTAATTGAAATAAAAAATAAAGAATTGTTAATAAAATAGGTACTTGTATTTCATTATATAATTCATCTAATGAGTTATTTCTATTAACATTTTTATTATAATTATCAATTATGTCTGTAGTCTCATCATAATTTTTAATATAATCTTCGTCATTTTGTAATTTAGGTATATAATTTGGATGAATTTGTGGGTCAACTGTTAAATTATTTGTTATCATTGGTATATCTCTAGATGGTAATTGTGTCTCACCAGAAATAGTCGCTTGTTGTAATCCATTAACAATTTGATTAATAGTAGTTTGATCTAAACTAAAAGCCCCATTATTATGATTATTACCATTATTATCATTACTATTATTTGATTTGTCTTGAACTCCTAAATTTTCAAATGCTGTTATTTTTATATTGTTATCATTTGTTGGACCTGTTGGCAAATCTAATATACTTGTAGAATTTTCCATATTAAATACAAATATTCATTGTATTTAATATTTACGCAAATTAAAAATCTATTATTTTTTTTTCAGTATTACATTTTGATGCTTCAATTTCATATTTATAGCATTTATTATCATATTTATATGTTTTTTTTTTAATTTCATCTAAAGATGCTGAATGAAAAATAACACAGTCTTTTCCTTTACAAATGGTTCTAAATAAAGAAGCTAAACCAAAACCTAATAATATTGACATAATAAATTTTCCATTTTCTGTATGAACAAATTTTCCTAAGTGAAAACCCATTTATATATGTGTGTAATATATATTTTATCATTGAATTGGAATAGAACTTATTAAAGAAACATCTTTTGGACACTCAACTTCTACTTCATGATAAGCAAAACAGTTTTCTGCTTTATCTTTATAAATTATTTTACTAACATTTTCAGGACTGGGATAAATATAAATTGTTTTTATTTCTGGTCCATAAATATAAACAAAAAATAATCCTATAGCAAAACTTATTAAAAATACTGGTAAAGAAATATAATCAAAAATCATTTATTATATATTTAAATACTTTTTAAAATTTAGAAAAAATTTGGTAAATCAAATTTTTCTTTCAATAATCTACTTAAATTATCTAATAACATATTATAATCTTTTACACCATTTTTTGTACTATACAAAGTTAGCATTGTTTTTTTATAAGAAGGTTCTAAACTGTTGAAATAATTATTGTAAAAATCATTTCCAAAATCATAACTACCATCATCTAAAATTTGTGGAGGAATTATTAAATTACTAGGATTTACAAACTCAACTGTTTTTTTATTTTTTTTATTCTCTACATATTTATCCATTGTTTCTTGTAACCATTCTTTATCAGTAAGTAAAACTTCTTTATAATTTTTAGATAATTTACTCCATATATTTTGATAGTCTGAATTTTCCCAAGTAACAGTTTTATCATCATTAAATTTCGGTTTATTTGATTCTAATTCTTCTTCTTGTTCTTGTTGTTCTTTTTGTTCTTCAACACTTTCTTCATCAACAATAATTAATTTTTTACGTTTTTTCATTGTTTTACTTTTGGGAGCTTCTATTTGTCTATATTTTTTAGTTTTACTTTTACTTTTACTTACAACACCAATATCAAATTTTTCAACAGTTGACTCAACAATAAAATTTTCTAATTGTTCAATTCCATATTTTTTTTGAATTAATCTATATACATTTTGTTCAGGAACAAATTCTACAATATTTACAGCATATTTAACTTTTTGTAAATCTTTTAATTTTGAATCTAATTGATTTACATATATTTCTACCGCATTTTTTAGTTGTTGTGTATCATTGGTAGAATTATAATTAGCAATATACTCTTTAATTTGTTCAATTAATATATAAATTTCTTCTTGTAAAATATTTAACTGGTCTTTTTTTGTTTTATTGTCTAATATGTTAAATAATAATTCATAATCTATATTTAATAAATAAGTTATAGTGTCAATATTTTCTTTTATTTTATCAAATCTATTAATAACATCTTGTGAAGATAAGTAACCAAAAAGTAATTTATTTTTATCATCAATAATTTTATTTTTTTGTTCGCTAAGTTCTTTTTCTAAATCATTCACATTGGTCATAATATTATAATACTCACCCAAATTAATCGTAATATTTAAGTCACATGGTTCAGTTAAACTACCACATATTGCTTTTAATTGTCTAACATCCATTTCAGAATTTAATTTTGAAGAAAAAAATGTACCAACTGGTCGTTTGCAGTTTACACATTTAGGTTTTAATTGTTTGTATTCATTTCGTTTTTCATTCCAACTTAACATTTTATTATCAATTATTTTTTTTTTATCTTTTTGTATAGCATTTTCATAAGTTTCTTTTAATTTATAAAAATCATTTATAGCTTCTGTTACTGACATTATATAAATATATTTTTATTATTTATTTGTAAATTACGAAATTTTCAAAAAATTTTATTACAATGTTCAAATTTAGTATGAAGCATCCCAATTTGGTAGTCCTGTTATCAATTCTTGATGAGCTTGTCTTTTTGCTTCTTGAAATTTATTTATTTTTGATAAAATGTATTGTTTTTTTTCTCGTTCCTTTTCTGCTTTTTCAAGTGGCGTTAATTTTCCTTTGTATTTTAACAAAAGTATCAATCCTAAAATTAATATAAATATTATTAGAAGACTCATATTAAATACAAAATTGTTATAGGTTGTTTTAAATATATTACATTGTTTCAGTGTTTCATTTAAAAAATATTTTACACCGTTTTCAACTAATTCTGGTTTTACATAATCTTGATAATCCATAAATTATAACATTAAAATTATAAAATAAATTATACATAATATTATATGGTTGGTTCATATTTAAATATTCTAACTTTTTTATTAACAACATTATTTTATTATTTGGCTCTTAAACCTTCTTTATCTTATAGTCAAATCACAAACGCTGATGAGTATAAAAAATATACTAATAATAATTTTTTATATTTAGGTATTTATTTTTTATTAGTTTTAGTAGTACAGTTTATTGTTAATGCTTCTATAATAACTACAACTTGTGGTGGTAACATTACTGAAAATATAGGTGCTGCTGGAACATTCACATTTTTTCCTTGGACACTATTATTTGGGGTGATAATAGTTATTTTAATTGTTTATCCTGGTTTTAAATCTGCTTTTTCAGATGTTATTGGATATTTTTATGTTGCTGGAGCTGCTAATAAAGTTTTAACTGAATTATTAATAGATAAAGACATACAAGACAAAATAGATGCTGATGGTACAAGTACAAAAGAACAAAAAAAAAATATGCAACTTGCTGCTGATGCTATTATTAAAATATGTGGTAATACATCAATTTTAATAAATCAAATTGTTCCTAATAATTTTGCTCAATATTGGGATATTTTGAAACCATTGATGAAAACCGAGTATCAGACTCCTAGTCCTGTCACTGATAAAAAACGCACAGAGTTATTTGAGTTAGTTGTTACAAGAGATAATGTTGGCGAGGCTATGTGGTTTATTTATACAGGACTTTTGATAACATCAATTGTTCAACTTAAATTAGCAACACGTGGTTGTATTGTAAATTCTAAACAAATGACACAAAATTATCAATCTTATTTAGATAAGGAAGAACAAGCACAAGCAACACAACAACAAGCAACAAGTCAGGTATATACTATTACAAATTAGTTGTATACAATAATGTAAAACAATAGTGTTAGAATATAATTTTTAACTTGATAAAATATAAAATTTATTTTGAATTTTTATATTTTATGAAAACTTCGTAATGAACGGACTTAAGGTGTAAAATAATACAATTAAATAACTTATTATTCCTAAAATTACAGATAATAACCATATTGGTAAAATTGTTTTATTTTTATATCCAACACCAAACTCTCTTATACTTCCGTCTTTGTTATATAAAAAGGCTGGTTTTGTCAAAACTATTATGCCAAATAAAAATAAAAACAAAATAATAGATATTAATGTTATATTTTCTCTTATATATGTTCTATTCATATTATATATATTCACAAATTTTTTAAATTCAGAACCAACAATTTTACGAATCATAATCAGCTAAATCTTCTACTTCATCGCCTTCAAATTCTCCATCTAAATAATCTTCTGTGTATCCAGAAATATCATAAGCTTCCAATTCAATTTCATTTTCTCTCTCTACATCTTCAATAAAATCATTCAAAATAATATCTTTATTTGTTTCATTAAATTCTTGACCTTTTTTCATAGCTTTTCTTTCATAATTCAACATTTGTTCTACAAATTCTCTTTCATCATCATAAGTTTCTTTTACATAAGTTGTCAAACCTTTTTGTAATCCTTTACTCCATACACCTAATTTATTTATTTTAAGAATTGTGTCCGCATTTCTTACTTCATCAGTCATATTTTTAAGTCTATCCGTAATCATATCTTTTTCTTTTTCTTTTAACTTAAAAACTCTATCTAAAACTGCTTCATAAGAAATATCTACTATTTCTTTTTGCTCACTCATTATTTCAAAAAAATTTACCAATAAAGTTGACACTTTTTGTTTTAAATCTTTTTTATTACCTTTTAATAATGTTATATCTGATTCTATCAATGTTCCTAAAGTAATATCATTTTGTGTATTAACTTCTTCCAAATAATCTACAGTAAAAATATCTTGTATTTCTGTATTTTTTATAACTTCTCTTACAATCATATTTTCATCATCTGATAATTTTATATATTCCATTACTATACATAAAAAATAGTATTCATAAAGAAATTTACTTGTTCTTTCATTAAAAATAGGTTCAAGAATTTCATCATTGTTATTTATAGAACTAAAAGATGGTGTATTTTCTGCTAATTCAACTAAATTTTTACACTTTTTTTGAATTTCTTGTAAAATATTAATCAAACCATGATTATCATAAAATAAACGCAATTTTTCATAGTATCCTGAAATAAAGTCTTTAATTTTATTTTCATGATTTCTAGATAAACCTAAATACTTTGGGATATAATTTTCTTTATAATTTACTTTATTCAAAATAATATTTGGAAAAACAAAAACAAAATTTTTTATAAAAGAACGAAAAAAATTTACAAAATTATACAATGAATCATTTGATATTTTTTTATTTTTATTTCTTTCTGAATCTGTTGAAGACCAGTTAGCTAAACTATTAATAAATTTTTTAATATTATTTATTACTTTTTTTGTTAAATCTTTACTTTTATTTCTATTTATAAAATCAATTATATCAAGTTTCATCATGTCAATTTCTTCAATTAAGAAATTATTCAAATCTTTTATTTCTTTTATTTGAGTTGTTGAAGCAATGCTAAATGTATCCATAGAATTCAACAATAGTTCTCGTAAATACTACTTATAACAGTATCTTTTTTTTCTTCATAAACAACAATTAATTCTAAAAGTTTTCTTAATGAACTTATAAGTGGTCTATCAATGTTAATATTTATAATATTATTTTTTGAAATAATTTGAAATACTCTTAAAAAGTTTGCTAAATTGAATTCACGACCATTTTCTTTTAATTTTTTTATAACTTCACTAGTACTTTCATTTATACCTAATAAATTTTCTGGTTTTTCATTACAATAAGGCAATAAATCTACAGGAATAGGAATAAGACTTCTAAAATGACAAAATTTAATAAACGCAAGATAAATGGTAGATTCACCAAATTCTTTATTAACAGGAGGATAAATATTTTTAGTATTTACATTTGTATATAAAATACTAGATTTTGTATAAGAAATTACATCTTCTATTATATTTGAAAGCTGTTTAACAATTTCATTATATGCTGTAATGTCAGAATTCATATTTTCAAAATAAGAAATTGTTGTATTTCCATTTTTTTCATCACAACAAGAATTTTCTAAAAATAATTCATTATTTATTTTTTTTAGAATTAAATCTTTTGATTTTACTATTTCATAAATTTTTTCTTGTATTCCCAAAGAAAATTGTATTATTTTTGAATAAACAACTAATAATTGTTCTTGTTGTTTATGTGACCCTGATTTTAAATTTTCTAAAAGACTTCTTTTAAATTCAGGTGATATATTTACCAAATTTTTTAGTTTAAAAGGAATTAAAGGTGGTAAAAAATGACTCCAACGCACAACATCATATTCACGAGGCACTTCCTCTATTGGTGTTGTTAATAAATAATCTATCTTTTCATCTATTTTTCGTTTTACATCTGGTAAATTGAGAGCATATTCATCAATACCAGCTTTTATTTTTGACGCAATATCTTCCGCACCTTTTGAACCTTTTAATACATACCAAGGATTCGCATTATTTTTTCTTATTTGATAAGCAATACAAGCTATGTAATTTAAACTTGAAAAATCACCTGATCCATCAAATGGATAACCATTTAATGATTTGACACAACCTGGAAAAGTTTTTCTTGATTTAACAGATGGAATACTAGTTTGTAAAGCAATCAAAAACATTCCAAATGTATAATACAACAGTGACCTATTGTATAAATCTTCGTATTTAGAGATGGTTTTACCTTTATTTGCCATTTCACGAACCCGTTTTTTATAATCTTCTTCTTTAGGCACAGTTGTGGATATTAGCTCTACTACATTATTTATGATAAAAACTTTTTGATAATCAATATTGATACCTATCGCTATTGAAAGTGTATTTATAATATTAGAAATCATTCTTGTTTCTGGTGTTTCCAATTTTAAATCTTTTTCAGATGCTGTTACTAATTTATTACCTAGATCTTCCTCTAAAACAGACCTAGTAGAAACTTTAAATCCTGCTTCATAACCTTCTTCTACATCAAAATCAATAAATTTAATAGTGTAACCAGTATGTATATCTACCCATTTATCACCATCATCACTTTTAACAGCTTTAATATTTTTAATCATAGAGTCAACATAATCATTATAAGTATTAGGATTATTAATAAAATAATTAGCTAGTTCAACTTTGAAAGTAGGTAATAATTCAACATTAGTTTCTTTACAATACAACCAATACTTGGATTCTTGTAATCCTAAAGGACCAATTAAAGTATCTACTGCTGGTCTAGTTACTAATTCGGCAAAACGAATAGTATCATGTTGTTTTTTAACAAAATCTTTTTGACCCAAAATAAGGTCTCTGTATTTCGCAAAAGGAGAGACTATTATAGAACGTTCAAGATCAACTTCACAAGCTAATTTATATTTTTCATTATTATATTTAACTTTTTCTTCATACTGAATCATTGAAATAACAGGAAGTTTTTGTAATAAATATTCAAATTTGACATTTAAAAACTCTTCATATTCTTTTTTTGATTCAAAATATTTATTATCAAATTCATTTATAATATCTTTTAATACGTCTTTTTGTAATTCTAATTTATTTGAATTTAATGTTTCGCAGTAATATATATCAGCATTTTTTTCAGTATTACTAATACATTTTTCTTGTAAGTTACATAAAATATTAGAGTCTGTAGATTTTACAGTTTTATCAAATTCAGAATCAAGCACCCACTTATTATTTTTTCGTAAAAAATATTCTTGAACTTCTTCTCCATTACTTCTGCCTTTATTTAATATCGCATATTGATTATTTAACACTTTTTTATAACCTGAAATCAAAGTGTCTGACATATATTCAGCTTCTTCATCATCTATTTTTAATTTTTTCTTTAATTCATTAATTAAAAAAGACATAAAATCATCTGGTGATTTTGTCATAATTTCTTTTTCATAATCATCAATTAAACCATAATTCGTTTGATCATAAATTTTGTCAAAATAAATTGTTTTATCATTATCTTGTAATAATTCATCCATACTGTAGTACATTTTAGCAAATACATAATTTTTACAAGCTTTTGAAGAATCTTCTTTTTTTAGTTCTTCACTAATTTTATCTCTCTGAACTTCAAATAATGATGTAAATTGTTCTGGATAAGTAAGTGGAATATTTTGTAATGATAAACCAGCAAAATATAATTGCGATTCATCTTTAATTATCAGTTTTCTAAGAATTTCACTGTTATAAAACAAATTGTTTTCATATTCAATATCATAAGTATTAAATACTTTTTCTCTTAAACCATTTTTTGTTTCAAGTATATTTATAATTGGATATGCTAAAAATGGAATAGGTTTGTCAGAATACTTTGTATTTTTTAACACCATAAAAAACGAAGAACGTTCAATATATTTTTTGTTATATTCAGATATTTTTTCATTAATAAAACTGATTATTTCTTTATATTGCATATAAGTCAAATTATCAGAATAAACCATAAATGGTTCTAAATAACTAACAACATCTACAATAGAAAGTTTTCCAATAATATATTTTTTCATTAAATTAAATAATATACGGGTTTTTGGTATTATTTTATCAATAAATTGGTCATAAATTTGTTGTTTTGATAATGTTTTTGTTTGTTCGGGTGTTAAATTTAGCACATAATTTTTGATATTATTTACAAAATTAAGCTCATTAAAATCTATTTCATTAGTAACTTCATCTACAGTAATAGTTTCAACAAATGTGTTTTTTTTCAAAAGTTGCCAATAATTAAGATAAATTTCATTTAGATTAGCTCTTGTTAAAATATTTGTTCCTGGTAGATTAATTTGAGAGAAACGAATAACTGGCTCAGGAAGTGTAATAATAGATTTTAGTGAAATATCATCTGGCTCTGTTAAATTTACTCGTATAGCTTCTAAACGATTCCCTTTTAAATTTGTTGCATCTAATTTGGTGAGACCTAAATTATATTTTTGTATTAAAAAACGTTTTGTGTTTAAAGAATTATTACGAAACACAGTAGAATAAAAATCTCCCAGATTATCAATTATTACATTTATATCTGTCATAGTAGGTTTTTCAA